TTCTCAGCGGACAATGGATCGTTTCCTATTGGAACCTCATACCTTATTGGAATTGCCCTCCTCCCAAAACATTCTTATTCTACTTTACAACATACGAAAGCGAATTTTGCGCGGCGTTAGATCACTTACTCCCTCAGCCGAGGAAATTGGGTATGGTCGACACTATGCTGACCGCTGTGATCGTAATCTTACTCGCTACCTTAAGTACTCTGTTGATCATTCGACACCTGTGGTACGCTATCGTAAACCGCATCACAATGGTGACGTCGAAGATAGTGTTACGTTACACGATCGAACCTAAGATCAATTATCAGACTTGGAGGCAAGCGATGGATAATACCGTGATAGCAATGAACAAGCCTGTACAGGGACACACGCACGGCATAGCAGCCGGGCACAGGTCTCGTGCGGAGGACGCCATACAGCGTACAATTAAATCACTAGGATACTCACCTTATTCATACCAAATGTCCAGAAAGAACCAACGCGTGGGAGTCGACGGGAGTCGCTTCTACGTTTGGCAGAAAGACCTAACAACACAAGCTAAAGAAGACCAATTTACAGAAAACCACATATATTACATGATTGATGTCGATTACTACATCGATGTTGAGAAATTTTTGATGAACCAGACAGATGGTACCAAACCAATCTTCTTGTACACATTTCAGCCTTCAAAAGCTGCTGATGTCCAACCTGACTACCAATACACGTTCAACACGGGCGCTGAGGTTCTTTATCAGGTCAATGGAGCTGGCAGCTACAAGCACAAGGTATGGAATTGGCAAGTTGATGATGTCACATTTTATAGAAGATTTCTTGGCATCCCTGTGGCAAGCACGACCTACTCAGTGGCAAGGCGTCCAATCGATGCCCACCATGAGATAGTATGTCTGATGCCTCTTGCACACTTCAATGTTCTCGGTACACTACTCACTTATCTCACTCTAAAGAGTAACCATCTCACCAGGTTTGAACCTGTGGATGGAAATTTTTGTGTAGTGAGAAACATGTGTGGAGATAAGTCAACCGTGTCTGTCGCACAATGTGGGCAGTACAGTTCCGCTACTATGGAACAGAATGTTGTTGAAGAAGTATTGAACACTGCTGCTTTGACATCCGTCACTATGAATTATCCCGCCGTCGCGCAGGTGCTGAGCAAGCATGGGCAGACAGGTGCGGACAATGGAGCTAAGACACTCGCTCTTTATGCTAGACATATCAAGGAAACCAATCGTTTTCGTGACAACCCACTCTCTAATTCAACTGCCGCAACCCACTGTGAAGTACCACAAGCATACCACTACAAGCACCTCATATCTGATTGTGAGGATGAAGCAGTGCACAGCATGGTTACTTTCATGAACCCGTTAGGCCCACCACCATTTATACCAATGGTGTCAGTAGGCAATGAGGTATCAATGATACAAGGTAGGATATTGCACTGCGCATGTGAAATTGAGTCCGTCAGTCCCGTTATGGATGATTATATTCTTAGATTTGCACGCTTGGTGGTGCCGGACGAAGAAGTCCACACCAGACATCCTCAAACTTTTGATGATGTTTGGGACAGGCAAGACCGTCCCTCCCAGCGCGCAATTCTCCTGCAGGCCATAACAGATGAGCCCAGTGCTGATATAGATGTTTTCATGAAGAAAGAGACTTATGTCAAACCTAGCAACCCTAGACCTATTTCTTGCAAGAAACCTGGTCAGAAGCTGCAGTACAGCCCCTATGCCCAAGCCTTCTCTGAATACTTGATCAACAATGCAGACAGTGTATGCCAGTGGTATGCTTTTGGTCGGTCACCAGAAGATATCGCCACGAAGGTCGTTGACATCCTTTCCAAAGCTGAAACGGCAACAGAAGGAGATGGAAACAGATTTGATGGACACCATAGTGTCGTCTTACGACGGCTTGAGGGTGCTGTCATGTTCAGACTCTTCGCCGTCCAATACGCGGCAATCATTCAAGACCTCATCTCGAAGAACCAGCACTCTAGTGCTAGGACTCGTCTTGCTCTTAAGTTCCAGACAGTGACCCAACGCCAATCCGGTGTTCCGGACACTGCTGTGTTTAATTCTTTGGACACCAAATTTATTGACTGGTTAGGTCGAGTGTTATCTGGAGAAGATGACTGGAAAGCTTATTACGCCCCAGGCATTTTCGGAGGAGACGACTCACTTTCAGCCGATATTGACGAGGACTACCTCATTAAAGCAGCCCGGTTAGTCGGACAGGACTATGAATCTACAACGCGTAGGCGAGGACATTTTGACAAAGTCTGGTTCCTTTCCCGATGTTACCTGAACCCATGGTTTGGTGACAAGACCTCTACATGCGACCTTGATCGAGCTCTACGCTCTTTTGGTGCAACGGTTTCCGTGAGTGCTAAAGTCACACCCATTGCAAAACTTATCACTAAATCTGCAGCATATGCTCAGAGTGATGGCAACACGCCAATCATTGGACCATTTGTCCGCAAGGTGCTGAGTTTCGTGAGTGATGACTTTCTTCAAACTATCCGGAATTCCATGCCAATTGAAGATTACAGATTGATACTACCTTACAACATACAACACTGGAAACCTACCCAGCAGTATCCTAACGGCGAAGATACCATTCGTTCAACACCTGATGTTATACCAAGATATCTAGATGAGAACACGTTTATGGCAAATCTCGAGAAGGTTACTTGCATCGAGGATCTCTTGAAGCTACCACCATGCTTCACTGAAGACTTGATGCCTGCCAAGTATGGTCTTACCACCTTACCAGCGGACATTGTTGTTAATGATGAAGTTGTCACTTCTGTCTCAGTAGCGGTTGAGCTACCTAAAGTTAGTGAGCTTTCCACCCCATCGGGTTTGAAGGACAAAGCCTATCACTTCAGAAAATGTGTTCGTGCTGATTTTAAGCCACATTGCATCATCGACATTGGGTCCGGAGACGGAACCTTTGCTCGTGCTCTTGAGGCCAAATTCCCGGAGTGCCAAGTCATTACCATTGATCCTGACGTTAACCATGGTTCATCCAGCCATGCTCAGATGTCATTAGAGAACTTTGCTAGTGTACCTTTGAACACACTCCTCGACCCCACTGTCGCTTACTGCGGCATGGTGCTACACCACACATTGGATCCCACCCTTTTTCTCTCATCTCTAGTCAAAATAACAGGCAAAGATACTGTCATTGTGTTCCGTGAACATGATTTTATTTCAACCAACCACACCATCATAGATGAGTACCACGTCAAGAATGGCCATGCCCCTCCTACCCACCATTGGAGTCGAGGACAGCTGATCCGTCACATGGCGCTACTTAAGTGGGTTGAGTATAAGAAATCGAATTACCCCATCGGTCAGAATCCACTCAGCATTTACACCATTAGTTTTGTCAAAGAAACAGATCTTGAGGCTAAGAAAGATCCAGCTAAGGAAGTGAAGAAAAGTCCT